GGGGCGAAGAATTGCGGATACTTCTCTGCCGCCTCCGCATTGAACTTTTTGAAGAGCGTTACAGCCTGCATCCGACCCTGTTCCTGTTCCTCGGCCTGCTTTTTGTTGTGCTCCACCAATGCCTTCTCCCGCTCAGATAGAGTGGATCTGAACTGGTCTACAGCCTTAACCCGTTGCAAATGAAGCTTTTGTATGTCTCGGCGCTGCGCTAGAACATAGAACGCATTTTGGCCGAACATTTCCTGGGCAAGCGTGGCCGCCTGTTCGTTGTCTGCCACCCTCATGATAGCGGCGAAATCATCCGGAGTCCCCTTCCTGCTATTACCTTCCTGATCCTGGACATTCAAATCAGCCACCATTTGCACGCCCTCATTCCAGGCATCCACAAAAGGTTGTTCGTATTTCTCCTTGTACTCAGTGCTTTGTTCGTAAGCCACTGATTTCAAGGAAGTATTGGCTTCCTCTACCTGGCTCTTCAGTTTTTCGATTTCCTCCACATAGGTCTTGCGCTCTCCCTCTTCAATCGGCCTTCCGCCAGATTTGAAGGCCTGGAGCTGCTTCTCAGTTTCGGCCAGGCGCTCCTTTACCTTGGCATAGGCCGCCCGAAGCTCTGGCGCCTTGAGAGGCCCAGTGGAAGGCTCCTCGGGGGGCGCCGCATCACTCTCCTTGGGCTTTTCCTTGTCTTTTGGTGTAGGCACCCCCAGGAAGTCGTCTTCATCGCTCGAGGCATCCTCAGGGGGCTTTGGTTCCCCATCGGGCGGCTTCGGTTTCACTTTAGGTGGCTTCGGTTCCACTTTAGGCGGCTCAGGCTCCCCTGAGATGCCCTTGGCAAAATCCGACAAGTCGTCATCCATAGATCGGAAAGAAGGCTTGACCGGTTCTGCCGGGGGCGCCGCGCTGGGATCCGGAGGTGGATCATTTGGGTCAGGCGTTGATGGCGGGGCCGGCGGGGGCACACTTGCGATGCCAGGCGACGATACACTTTCAGGGTTGGTTGGTTCAGGCATGGTTAGGATTCGTTTGGAAGGTTGTCTCCGCGAGGTCTGATTCCTGGCTTTTCGGCGATCCCGATTGTCATGAATAGATCCCTCAATTTCTGCGCCCCGGTCAGCTGCCAATGGCGCGCGCCGGCTGCAAGCTCAGTTTGAGCGGATCCGCCTTCCCAGCTCATCTGCAGGATTGCTGCATCAAATGCCGCTAACACGGATGGATCCCCGGCGAGATCCGCAATTTTTGCAGCATGGGCGGTTTTTAAGAAACGCTTCTTAGGTGATTCAGGCATTGGGTGGTGGCTCCTCTTCAGTTGGCTCCAGCGCCGCCTTCATCCTTTCATTCTGAATTTTGGCGGCAGCTTCGGCATCTTTGATGGTTGTGTTAACTTGGCTTTGGGTAAGATCCTCTTCCAGATTCCCTATGTGCTGCTCCTCCTTTTGCTTGAGGTTTTGCCGGAATCGTTGGTCACTCTGCTGTAGCCTCTGCTGATTCTTCTGCATCTCGATCTGCGCCTTGGCTTGGGCTTGGGTTTGCATTGACTCAACTTTTGCTTTGGTAAGCATCAGCTCCCGCTGGACCTTGGGATCGAGGCCTTCCCCATTCTGCTGCTGCTGCTCCTGGATTTGCTGTTTGAAGTCCTGGAGAAGCTTAAAGATGGCTTGCAGCTCCTTACCAACCTGGCCCACCAGGTCGCGACTGGCTTCATCCTGACTGGCTCGATCCAGGTAAGCCTGAATGGCCATCGCCATGTTGACCAGTCCGGCCAGCTCGGCGGGGGTGGGTATTTCAGAGGTGGCCTGGATGCGCTTCAGGATCTGGCCAATTGCCTTCATGAGGGCAACTACAATCTGAACCGGATCCTGGCCGGCGCGCGGCTGGACCTTAACCCCGGCCATCAAGGGGCCAACCATTAGCTCGGCATCATGCGTCGATTCAGTGGCAAGGATCGGTTTGGTGGGCACCCACCTGGTTGCCAGCCTGGGATCATCCGAATTGGCCTGGACATACATGCGCAGGACATCTCGCTGCGCATCTGGATCCAGTAGAGGGCGCACAGCCATGAGCTTTTCTGCCATCGCAATCTGGAGCGTCTTATTGCCGCTGCCCAGGACCTGCTCTGGAGAAATATCCCAGAGATCTGGATCGAGCATCTTGGGCGGTACGCCTTGCTTGATTACTCTCATTCGGAATTTCCGAACCTCCGGATCCGTTGAATTTGGCTGCATGAATCGGCGGAAGATTTCGGTGTATTGGCCCTTTTGATAGGTATAGGCCAAAGTGAGCATGGTCCCCACCAAAGCGTTAGCCGCATTGACCTCAGCCATGATCTCGGTAGCTGTTTTTTCCTTTTGTGCCTGGCCGGTGTCTCGACCTTCACGAAATTGCGAGGCGGCTTCATTCATTTGCTGCCGGTTGTCGGTCATGGTGCCTAGGACCAATTGGTGATTGATCTGCCATCTGTCATTTTGAGAAACGAAATCCACTCCCTCTGGGACAACTCCATAATTATGAAGATCGATCTTGGTGAGCCTTTCGGCTTCATCAGCCCCAGAAACCCTGAAGTAGTTGAGGAGGTTCTCAAAGGTGGCGTCATTGACTTTACAGCGCAGGCGATTCTGCAGGTTACAAATCGCGTAAATCAGCCACCCCAAAGAGCGAACCGAATGATATTTGAAAGGGGCCTTTGCGCTAAGATCACCAAATTGAAAATGAAGGATCTGACTTAAATCAGCGGCATAGACTCTGTTCTTGCCGTTGTAGAGCCATTGCTGATCGTCCAAGCCGAGGCCTTGGAGGCTGAGTTTCTTGTCATCGATTTCACCCTTCGGGGGCGTGTCCAGGATCATGCGCCGGCGCCACCCGTGCTTTCGGCCTTCATCGCTGTAGAAGTAAAAATCCCAACAATTGATGGTGGGCGCAACATCCGAAGAATAGTAAACCCCATCCTGCTTGAGCTGATCGACAAGCTTTTCTGGTGAGAGTGAGTCCCAGTCAGTGTTTTGGCCGGCCGGTTGCGCCATGGCCCATTTCACAGCCTTTCGGGCCAGGTCAATGTTCCAAGCAGGATCGACATTTTTGCGTTCGATCATGCCAGAGAGCTCGGTGGCGGTGTATTGCCTTAAGATCGCAAAATGACAAAGGTTCTCCATCGATAGAAGAGTGTTCGACGGGATGAGCAGATCCTCGATGCCGGTAGCTCTGGGCTTCCACTTTTCCTGGTTTGGCCAATGCGTAGGACCCACTCCATGAAGGACAGTCATCGCCATCTGAGAACGAATCGTCTCATAATAGCAGAGAGAATTCTTCATGATCTTATTGACCTCCTTGGTCGCGATCGCAGACCAGATCGGCCTCATACGATCGGGACCGTCAGCCAAGGTGGCAGTGAAGTAATCAGCCGGCTTAACGAATGCGTTGTAATAGCTTCGGCGCGCATCTGCTGCCAGCTTTGGCCCATCCAGGAAGTTCACATTGGTGTTGATCCTGGCCGATTCGGCTTCTTCATTCGTCCAGGGAGGAAACCCTTCAAAGAGTCGATTGATGAGGGCGCGATTTGTGCCTCTTGGATGATCAGCCTCGCGCATCTCGTAGATCACCTGGTCCACCAATGAAGCGGTAGAAAAATTCATAATTCGAATCCATTCCAATTGGCTTGAAGACAGAAGTCTTCAGGCTCATAACAATTTCATGTCTTCGAACTATGGTTTATTGAGTAAAACCGATATTAACGTCCTGCAAAACTGCTTACTCGATCTCGTAGAGATGAACGGAATCGGGGAACCAGTCAAGGTTCTTGAGATCGGGGTCTGGGATGGGAAGACGGCAAAAGGGATGCGCGAGTTCCTGAGAACCAAGGCTACTCCGATTGAATACATCGGAATCGAAAGCGGCATCGGAGCTGAATCCACCATAGAACCACCATTCCCAAAAGCCAAAATCATTAATTGCGATTCAATCGCTGCCAGATCCCTCATCCCCTCACGGCAGCAGCTCGATCTACTTATCATAGACGGCTGCCATTGCCTTACTCATGCTTGCATGGATTTCTTGTGCTATCAATCCCTAGTCGTTCCTGGCGGCTACGCCCTCTTTCATGACATCAATCCAGCCTTTCAGGGAGTGGTCCAACATCATGCGAGCAAGGACCATCGAGCGATGCCCATGCGAGTGGCCGTCCTGCAAGCGGTTCAGCTACTCGGCCTCCTGGACCAACGATTTGCTGGTTGGACTGGCAAAATGTCCGAGTGGGAAGAGGGTTGCTCTAACGGGTTTTTCGTCGCAAAAAAGCTCAAACATTGAGGACTTCGAAGACCTTTCGGGCGAATTCAATATTTGCCCAACGGCATCTCTCCAAGTAATCCACAACACCGGCTGGAGCCTGAAACGTCCGGTGAACCCATGCCCAATTTTGATCGTTAACCCGAAAATGGAGCGGCTCCAGGCCGTAAAACTTGGAAGACCAAGGGCGCCAGCAAAGAACCTTCCTACCCAGCAACATGCCCCAGTAGGTTCCATGATAAGAACTGGTCACGATTGTTTTGCCAGATGCCAAGAATAAGAGGATTTCCCGGTACTTCTCGGCCTTGTGGTTATTACTTCTTCTGGGGTGGTCTTTCAGGCCTTTAATAGGCCCCAGGGGGTGATCATAGACTACCACCTCATGCTCGGGAGTCTTGGCCCTGGCCTCATCAAAGTAAGGGCTCATGCAACTAGGGCAAGGAACGTAACCCCATGGGTTGCCATAATCCCGAAGGCCAATCAAATCGAACTCATTGGTCCATTCCGGCCACCGGACCAGGTGTTCTAGGTGTTCGTTGGCTCCAATCCCCCACAAGACCATAGGGTGTTTTTTCCGCTTCAAGGCCTCCTCTAACACCTCGGCTGTATCGGGGTAAAACAAACCACTGCCCCCAAAGATGACCGCATTCTTTAAGAACACATCGAAATCATCGATGTCATTTGGCAGGACCTTTACCTCCGACAACTCCTTAAAATAGGCACTTGGCCGGCAGACTTGTTCCGCAAGATTATCCGGATTGACCGTCATCCAGCTGACTGTGGGTATCATTCTGCACCACCTTTTCGGCATCGAAGCCCAAGGATGCAACCAAAAACGGAACCACGAATCTGAAAACCTGGCGCCGAGAAAGGCGCGCCTCATATTCCACAGCATGGCCAGGCGCCCCCGGCTTCCCCAGCTCTCCGATTTTCTTCACTGCTAGAGATTTGCTATTCACTTTCACACCTCAATGGTACCTCTGAACATCAAATGAGGCAATTGATTTAGGAACGCTTGCAAATGGAACGGGATCTGGGCTAAGCGTGTTCATGCTTAAGTCGAGATCGACCTGGCCACCGGAAGGATGGCGATTTTTCGAACCAGCCACAGGCTGGAATGCACCATCAGGAATGGACTTCAACACCCTGGTAAGTGTCATTATCAAACACCGATCAGCTAATCGGCAACACAAGCTCTCCACTGATCCTGATGTTGTAGCGCAGGAACTGGACGACTACATGTGCGACTGGATACGGACGCATCCGCGATACTCAAAGAATTACTCCAGTTGGTGCATGGACACCACTCAACCAGCACCTTTTCTCATGCCCCTGTCGAAGCGGTCCCATCCGGCGGGGGCAGGCGAAGATGTTGCGGGAGGGCGTAAGTTCTTCCAAAACACTTCCACTGGGATCAAGACATGGATCGACTGGTTTGGCGAAGGGAAGCTGGTCGATAAAACCGTGGCAGAAGACCGGGCCGCGATTTGCATCGAATGCCCTAAGCATGAGAAGCACAAGGGGGTTTTTGGTTGGTTCATTGGCGCCGCTGTCCATGAGATCAAGGCGATATTCAGCGCGCTAAACGACCTCAATATGAAGACTTCTGTGGACGACAAACTCAAAGTCTGCAAAGCGTGCGATTGCCCAATGAGAGCTAAGGTCTGGGCCCCAATGCACATCATCAAGCGCCATCTCCCCAGGGAGGCCTTCGATCGTCTCGATGAAAAATGCTGGATCCGAAAAGATTAGATGCTCTGCATCCTGCCAGTTTTTAAAGGCGATGTGCCGAGACTTCTTAACCTGGTTAAATGGATAGAACAGCTCGGCGGCTGCCAGGGTCATGATTCGACGATCGTTGCAGATGCAGGCACCCCGGCTGGCCTGGTTCACAAGATCAAGCACCAGGCCGATCGGTGTTTCAGGCGCGTTGAAATAGCTACCACCTCCAAAAGCATCGAGGGTTGGCCTGCTGGTCCTAATGAACTTTTTATCCGCGCCGCCAAGGTGGGCAGGGAGCTGGATAGTCATTGGTTGTTTCTCGAACCTGATTGTGTCCCGCTTTGTCCTGGTTGGCTGGACAAGATCGATATCCACTATCGGGTTAAAGGCGCCCGATACCTCGGCCAGGTTGTTCCGTGCAATAAGCCAGGAATGCCTGAAAAACATTTCACTGGAGTTGGGGTCTATCCAGCAAACGCCATCCTCAATTTGGAATGGGCCATTCGACGCAAAGCGGAACTGGCTTTTGATATCTCAACGGCAGAAATCTTGGTGCCCATTGCGACCCATTGCGACTTGTTCCAGCACCTCTGGGGCGAAGTGGGCAATCCGCCAACTTTCGCTGAGAGGGCGATTCCTGGAACCGCAACTTTCAGCCTGGACTACCTGCGCCCGAATGCGGTCCTCTTCCACCGGACAAAGGATGGCAAGCTGATAGAACTTTTGCGAAAGCGCGCCGGCCTGGTCGATTACCCGCAAGTCCACAAACCATTTATCCAGCTGGGTCGATTTGGAGACATCATTCTCCTTTTGCCGGCGCTTAAGTATCTATTCGATTGCACTCGAATTAGGCCAAAGCTAATCGTGTCTCGAGACTACGCTTCTGTGTTGGATGGAGTCTCCTATGTGGAACCAATCGTTTTGCCGATTCATTGGTATATGGGGATGCCTAAGGCCCGAGAATATGCCGAACAACACTTCGGGGGAGGTGCCGTGCTGCAGTGTCATGGACACCAGTGGGGCGTTAATATGGCCAAGTGGCCCAGCTTCATGATCTCAATGATAGACAGAACCGGAGTGCCTTTGGATTTGTTCCATCAATTACCCCTGGTATTTGACAGGCGCCACCCTGGCCGGGAAGCATCTGTAATTCCGCGCATCAAACGCCCTTACGTTCTAATCAACACGGTTGGGGTTTCCAGCCCATTCCACCATGGGCCTAAAATCTACTCCGCATTGAGGCACCTCCAAGATCGAGTGGCCTTAATCGACATGAGTCGAATGCGTTGCCACAGGATTTATGATCTACTTGGCCCCATGGACATGGCCGCCGGCACAGTCACCACCGACACAGCCACTCTCCACCTGGCGCATGGTAGCAAGAAACCATACATTGCGCTCACGGTTGACGGTTGGTGTTCTTCCGTACCAAGAGGGAAGTGCGATCTGCATATTAAATACTCTCAGTTCATGGCCAACCTTGCTCGTCTGGCTCATACAGTAGAGGACTGGCTATGATTTATCACGTTTACTCTCACTACGAATCCAGGAACCCCCAGACTCAGCGGCGCATGAGACTGGCCAGGAGCACCTGGTCAAAGCAGTCCTGGCAGGAAATCCCAGTCCAAGACCGCCAGGTCAGATGCTATACAGATCACAAAGGCGAAGTCCCATACGTTAAAGACGTCATCAATGTGGGCGCCAGGGACAGGAAGGATGAAGATGTTCTGGTTTTTACAAATGCCGATATTTGTGTGAGCTCTGATTGCGCTTTTAAAATCGTCATGGCTCTTCAAAGCATCGATGCTGTCTATTGTTTTCGGCGCGACTTTCCAAAGCTCGAGCAGATCCTCCCCGATCCGATAATCAACAAAGGCACCCAATACTGTGGGAGCGACCTTTACGGTTTTCGAGTTGGATGGTGGCGGCGCTGGTCAAAAGACTTTCCGGACATGCTTCTAGGCCGAGAGGGTTGGGATGCAGTTTTGAGGATCCTCATCGAGCAAACCAACCCAAAACGGAACCCGACACTGCACAACCTGATTTATCATGAGCGCCATGGCTCGGTCTGGGAGAACCCGGCAAACCGCCGGACGATCCCGAGCCAGATGCATAATGTTCACCTCGGTCGCCAATTTTGCCATTCATGGGGATTTGATCCGAGGAGGATTGGATTATGAAGTTCAACCTTGAAGAAATTCATGGGTGGATTTTACCCAAAGATGAAATTGGGGCCTGTAATCACATTCGCAGGACAGGAGCCCTGGCCTGGAATCCAAGGTTTAACAGTCTGGATGTTCTAAATGAGCTAAAACCTGGCTCGGTTGTTTTCGATGTGGGCGCATTTGTTGGGGATACCGCGAAGGTTTTTCTCGATCGAAAATGTGAGGTTCACGCTTTTGAGCCCATACCAGAACTCTATGCCTGTCTGGTCCAAAACTGCCCAAACGCACACTGCTACAACTTGGCGCTGGGGGACGGCACCAGGTTCAGTATCTCAACCACTCACCAGGGCAACATGGGCGGCGCCTCCCTCCGACCAGGCCAACGCTACAGCATCCGCCTGGATGATCTCAGACCGGAACGGTTGGATTTTTTGAAGATTGATGTCGAAGGGTTTGAGTTGAAGGTGATCCAAGGCGCAAAACAAACACTTAACCGATTGCACCCAGTCATCCTCACCGAACTAAACGTGAATGGTCTTGCGCGGTTTGGAACTTCACCTAAATTGGTCCGGAACACCCTGAGCGATCTTGGTTATAAGAATCAAGAAATAGTCAACCACTGCCAAAAACCACATAACCAGCACTGGGATGTCCTTTGCCGATTTAAACCATGAGCCATCTCGATCCCAATAGCCTTCCAGAAAATATCCGCCGATGCATGGAACCCAAAGCCCGAAAGCAGATGGGGGCGTTGACACTTTGCGAGGTCTTCGAGAAAGAGGACCAAAAAGAAGAGCTGGAGATACACCGGCTGCTACTCAGCTATCTGAACTGCCATGAGATCCCTCATGTCCACTGTCGAACAGACAGGAAAGCGACGACCGCAAATGGGACTCCAGATTTCATTGTGCTGTGGGGCGGCAGAGGGTGCGCGATTGAGCTGAAGGGACCCCATGGAAGGCTCTCCCTTGAACAGAAAATAAAAATCCAGGCATGGACTGGAAAACCCAAAGTGCCATGCCTGGTGACTAACAATCTCAAAAAGGCGATCGATTGGATTTACGAAACGCTTTGCATTCCTAAATGAATTTTGGCGTCACCTTCCGTGAGATTTCAATGATGGTTCTCGGCGCAGCTGCGCGAAGCGCCGCCCTCGCTTGCCATGTTTCCCCATTCCGAAAGGCCTTCCGGATTCCCCGGCCACCGCCCTTGTCGACAATGTGGGAAACCTGACCTTTGGTGAGATGCTCAGCCGCTGCCACCGAGGCATCTGTCTGGCCTAGATGAATTCGGATAAGCACCCTGACTTCCTTTTCGGCGGTCCCAAAAGTTTCGCTTGATCGAGTTATTGAGAACCGCCATTTATGGCGATTGACCTTGCCGTTTTTAGTTTTCATTTGGAAAGACTCATTGCCGCTTTCATGCCTACATCCATTAAGCCGACCGGAAAACCGCAGTTGGCACAGAAGTGAACCCCATAACCATTTGAAGCATGACCGTTGCGCTCTCTCTTGATGCGCGCCCGCCGCTCCTTCTGATATTGGCGCCGGCTCGCGATTTGTTCTTCGGTGAGCACTCTCTTCCCTTTGGTTGTTTGAGGACGTTTCATTCCGTTGCTAGAGGTCCCAGTGTGGTTCTTGATGTTTCCATGCACCCGTCCTCGATGCATCCGAATCGCACGTTCAGCCTCTTTTTTAGTAGGTTTGCTGAACGTCTTCCCACAATCTTCACAGGCTATTCTCATGTTTTTCAGTTTTGAGTGTTAACAAGTTTTCTCGAGGCCCAAACCTCGACCATTCAGGATCTTACTGAAGTGTCTTTACGTTTCAAGCTCAAACGTAAAGAAAAACACTTGTTTCTTTACGCTTCCATTTCAGAACTTTAGCGGCGCTATGCCGAACAAGAGAAAGTTCAAATCGCCCACTGGGGCATTCAATGCGCGCTTCCCGAGGCCTCTGCTCGAGTGGTTGAAAAAGAAGAGCCGAGCCACTGATACCAGCCAAACAGACCTGCTGCTAAGTGCCCTTCAAGACAAATACCCAGAGGTGAAAGAAACATTGTCATGAACCAAGACGCCCACAAACTCCTGACCTACCAAGAACTGTCTGAGAAGACCAATCTTCATGTGACAACGCTTCGCCGCTATGTCCGTAAGAAGCGAATCCCATTTGTGAAAATTGGACATCAGATCGTGCGCTTTCATTACCCAACCGTCCTCAAACACCTAAACATAGAGCCTACCGATTAATCAGGCGTTTGCCGCCAATCGACAAAGCGACCTGAGGTCCTCGGCAACTCGTTATCTCAACCTATGGAAGAAAATAAACAGCTTGAAAATCCACTGTGGGCCCACCTCGCAGAACGCATCGACGCGATAGAACGCTTAGGAGTCATCTGGGCCAAATCTGGCCACCTTAAGGCAGATCGCGTTGAGCAAGGCCAAATAGCAGTGGCTTATTGCATGAGTGCAGGAATCAGCATGTTGGAATTCCTGGCCACCTATCACCCCAACATGGAGGGGCCCAGCAAGCGAGCGTTGGCTTGTCTGGCTCAGTTCAGGCAGAGGGGTGGTAACCACAAATGGCTCACTGAACCAGAAGATCAGGAAAAAGCCACCCTCGAGTGCAGCTATGAGGGCAAAACCCTCAAGGTCACCTTTGATATCAAAGACGCCAAGCAGCAAGGCCTGGTCAGGCCAAACAGTAATTGGGTTAAAACACCCTCAAACATGCTTCGGGCCAGAGCCATCACCAACCTGATCGGTATGCTGGCGCCAGAGATCGTAGCCGGGGCCGAGGCCGCCCCTGATGATGCCCCTTCAGTCCCACCCAAAGAATTGGAATTGGGACCGAAACCACAACCAGAGCAAAAGGAGCAGAAAACGAATGAAGAGGCCGAAAGGGAAATGGGCCTTGCCCCGGCTACTAAGAGCGATCCGGCAGGAGAGAAGATCGCAGAACAGACAAGCGCAGAAAAAGTGGCAGCCAAGCCAAAGGCAGCAAAGTCTAAACGCACCTCCATTTCCAAGCCAGGTCCGGAAGCAGATGAGAACACGGGCCCGATCCCCCCGCCGGCGACCATTGAGCCGGAAGGAGGGGTCGAACCACCAAAATCTCAACCAGGTCCTGAGTTGGAAATTGGGAATGAAGAACTCAGCCCAGACATTGTCAATGAGATGGGACACATCTTTAGGGACAACTTTCTCAAGGTTGCCCTCTGGATGATCAAGGAGAAGTGGATCCCCGCAGCTTCTCAAGAACTCAAAACCGAAGGCCAGGCCTCAGCCCATTTGCAAGTGGCATTGCCGAACCTCCCCAAGGCGAAAGCCAAACGTATCCTAACCAAAAAATTAGCGTTCATGCGCGCAGTTGAAACGATCGAACCATGACAAAATCAAAACCACAAAAAGCGAAGTCTGGCCCACCGGAATCCAAGTTCCGACCATCGGCGCTGCCCATGTTGCGGCAGTGCCCAAAGTTCGAAGGCCAGAGCTCTGAATACACCAGCGATGGAACCAAGCGGCATCAGGTTTTTGCCGACTATTGGAGGGGTGACAAAAAGGTCCTCGAGGCGCTCGAGGAAGACAGTCAGGAGAACATGGAATGGGCAATTGACTACTGCGAAACCAAAGCGGCACATCCCGATTACCCATACCAGATTGAGTTGACCAGATCGGCTGTACTTCCTGATGGACGCAAGCTCGGCGGCACTCCTGACCTGGTCTGTGGACCTGACATCTTCGACCTGAAATGGCGTTACCGCGATTACGGGCCCCAGATGGCCGCCTACGCCTACATGGTTCTGGATGAGGGCAGGTTTCCCGAGGTCACAACCCATGCCCTTTATGCCAACCACCAGACCGCCAGAAGCCGCAAATGGACATCGGAGTCCTGCTGGGAATTAATGCGGGACATCATCACCAATGCGGAATCCAGCTGGGCGGCCCCTACGCCCTGTGAGTATTGCGGTTGGTGCGCCAAGAAGCTTAAGTGCGAGGCCCTGATCCAGCAGGTCAACATTGCCTTGGCCAGTAACCCTGAATGGAACCTGGAGCAATGGCATTCCTCGGAGATCATCAATGCCAAACAGATGGGCCAGGCCTTGAAGATTGCTCGCACCCTTTCGGACTGGTGCGAGTCTGTGGAATATCACGCCAAGGAGCTGGGCACCAAGCAAGGCGTCATTGCCGAAGGATTCCAGCTCCTAAGTCGAAGCGGCAAACGCTTCATCTCCGACATTGCGGCCGCCTTCCAGGCCACTGGACTGCCTCAACCTGAATTCATCAAGGCCTGCTCTGTAACCTGTAAACCCCTGGAAGAGATTTACGCCAAATTCCACGGGATGAAAAAGGCGCCGGCGGCGCGGGACCTAGCCGCCAAACTGGGCGCCCTCATCCAACGGAAACCCCCGGTCAACATGTTAGTCGTCGCAAAACCGTCCAAAAAGAAAGAGTAATCTATGCCTGTATTCCAAGATTCAGAAAATGCCTTTAAGATTGTGCCAGAAGGGGATTATATCCTCGCGGTGTATGAGTTCTCCACTGATCTGTCATCCGGAAAAAAGACATCCGGATGTGAACGATACAACCTGGTCTTCAACATCGAAGAAGAAGACTCTAAAGTCCGCGAAACGCTCATCGACCATGAAAGCTGCATCTGGAAGATCGATGCTTTTCTGAAAGCCTCCGGGATCCGATCCCTCAAAAAAGGCCAGGCATTCCACTTCGAAAAGGATAAGGCCGAAGATCTGGGCATCCCCTGGATCAACCCCATGGGCCTGCGCTGCCATGCACGGGTAATCCAGGAAACATACATCTCCAATCGTAGCGGAAAGGAAGTGATCAAGAATTCGGTCGCCATCTACTACACCGACAAGGAAGTGTTGAAACCGGACCCAGAGTTGCGCTCCAAGCCCACCCAGTCAGCAGCGCAAAAGGAAAAAGATTCCAACACGCCATTTTAACGCCCAGGCCCAGTTCGCATGAAACCTAGGCCTTATCAAAATCACGCAATTACCTGCATCCGGGATGGGTTCAAGGAATTCCGCCGGCAGCTGGCGGTCCTTCCAACCGGATCAGGTAAAACGATCATATTCGCCTGGTTGGCTCAGCTGTTTCTACCGTTACGGACCTTGATCTTGGCCCACCGCGACGAGCTGATCGACCAGGCGATTGATAAAATCAAGGTGGCCACCGGGATCCAGGCCGAAAAAGAGAAAGCCGAATTCAAGGCCTCTCCCCATGCTGTCATTGTCGTCGCATCAGTGCAGAGCATGATTCGCCGCCTGGACCGGTGGCCATCCGATCACTTCAACCTGGTGGTGGCCGATGAGGCTCATCACGCGATATCAGAATCCTGGCAGACCGTCCTGAATCATTTCAGCGGTCGCGTGCTGGGAGTGACCGCTACGCCCGATCGCGGCGACAAGCGCAACCTTGGAGAATACTTCGAGAATGTGGCTGTGGATATCCCACTGGTCCACCTGATCCGCGAAGGGTTCTTATGCCCCATCACGGTCAAGAGCGTGCCACTGCAGATCGACCTCTCAAAGGTCCACCTCATGGCTGGCGACTTCGCAGACAAAGAACTGGGAAGCCTCCTGGAGCCTTACCTGGCCACCATTGCCGGCGCAATCAAGGAACATGCCAGCTTCCGCAAGGTGCTGGCTTTTTTGCCCTTGATCGACACCTCCCACAAATTCGTCAAAGCCTGCAGCCAGATTGGCCTGGCCGCTCAACACATCGATGGGGGATCCCCTGACCGGAAGGAAATCCTGCAACGATTTGCCGCCGGCGAATTTGACATCCTGAGTAACGCCATGCTTCTGACCGAGGGGTTCGATGATCCCTCGATTGACTGCATTGTAGTGTTGCGGCCCACCAAGAGCCGCCCCCTGTTCGCCCAAATGGTTGGCCGGGGCACCAGGATCGATCCGATCAAAGAAAACCTGCTCCTGCTGGATTTCCTCTGGCTGCATGAGCGCCATCGGATCATCCACCCAGCAGACCTCCTGGCCAAGGATGGTGAGGAAGCTGACATCATCACCGAGCTGACCCAGGAACGATCCCTCGCCGGCTATGATCCCGAGCAGCTGGATCTAATCACCCTGGCCGGTTGCGCCACCCAGATCCGTGAACAGAAGCTGCGCCAGAAGCTGGCAGAGCTGGCGGCGCGCAAATCCAAATATATCAGCGCAGAGGAATTCTGCATTCAGCATGATGCCATCGATGAGGCCTTCTACGAGCCCACCATGAAGTGGGAATCCAGCTCAATCACAAAGAAGCAGATGCGCTACATCAAGGAAGCTAACATCGATCCTGAATCGATCAAAGGCCGAGGTCACGCCTCAGCACTCCTGTCGGTCCTGTTCAAAAACAAAGACCTGGAGTTGGCACCACAAAAGCAAAGGTGGGTGATGGCCCAGGAGGGGCACCCTGAACCCTGGATCGCTACCCGCGCCGAGGCCAGGCGATTCTTCGCCCAACGAAACAAAAAGTCATGAATCAAACAGAATCTAAACCGATCATCTACACAATGATCCGATCGCCACATGGCATGAAGGATCCAATTTGCTGGATGACGGTTCCAGATCCACAGGAAATGATTGCAACACCAGACCCAATAATAACCGCACCGCCAGGCGCTAAATTGGTCTTCCCGCTTGAGGTGAACTTCAGAACACTAAACATCAAAGATTCAGAGGCCCTTGCCACACTGGCGTGCCATCAGCATGTCGCCTCAGTCCATCGCGGATTCAAGGCTAAGGAAGGCATCCCTGAGGGGGATGCCCTATGGGTCAACTACATGAGCAAATTCGGAGAAGCTACGGTCGCCATTACGACAAACCGCTATTTCGAATTCCGAATCAATTCCCTCGACAGGTTCGCTGATCTTTGTGGCGAAGAAATCAAAACCAGAGGTTGGGATCCAAAATACGTTCACATGCTTGTGGATAAAAAGAAGGTCGAACAATCCCCCAAAAGAATGATCTATTGGATGGTCACTGGAAGATATCCCACATTCAAAAATCAAGGCTGGGCTACAGCCGCGCAGATTTTGGAGTTTGGCGGAGATGTTCCGCAGGCTAAAAGTTTTGGGATCCACATGGACCTTTTAAACAAATGGATGCCAACAATGGACCCATACCATTACGTCAAGGAGCAGTACCAAAAACGAATGTTAAAGCTGAACAATCAATGAAAATCATCAACGGACTCTATCGGACGGTCGCGGCCACATTCCCGCGCTCGGGCAACACTTACATGATCTATTGCCTGGGGCATTATTTCAGCAAACAGAGGTTGCACTTTACAGACATCCACCGGCCGGGGTCCCTACCCTTCGACAAGGACCCCGATTGCGTCCTGCTCAAAACGCATGACTTCGATTTGAAGTTCAGCCCACAACCTCAATGGAAGTACCTGGTGCAAATCCGGGATCCGCTTGAGGCCTTGGCCAGCTGGAATCAACTCAACATTGAGGAGGGGCACCCTGCCAAACACATCGACGAATGGTGGCGGAAGCAAATGCAGTTCTATGCGGATTTTGTTAAGAAATGGATCCTGCAGCCCATGCCTAATCGCCTGGTGGTTCCATTTGCTGAATTGATGGCGGATCCCGTTGCGGTGCTCTCTGATGTGATCACCTTCCTCAATGTGGATGCCACAGTCGATTTGGATAAACTCACGCGCGTGGCACTCGCCAATCAAAGACCATACGGAAGGCAACACCCAACCCCATTCATCCGTGTCTGAGTATTACACCACCCAAGGCTGCCAGAAAACCTTGGAGCAAATGACCAAGGCCTGCCGGCGCGAGGCCTTCATGCGAAAGCGTGTTTACCCAAAGTGGGCCGAGGCCGGCAAGATCACAGCCGAACAGGCACAGCATGAAATTGAGTGCATGGAATCGGCTGCAATCGTTCTCCAACGACTTCACGAATTGCGGGAGGCCTCGGAGGAGATGAAGCGACTGTCCGAAGAAAAAAGAAAACAACCAGAACTGAATTATGAGTGATTGGATTTTTTTGAACAAAGCCAGGATTCCCCCTGGCAAATCTAAAGAATATGGAACCCGCGAAGCCGATGGCTTTAATGGCGCCTTTCATTTCAAGGTCAATAACATCTGGGTCCTGGTCATGGCCAGTGATGGCTTGGGTTGGCAGCATGTCTCGGTTTCCATTCCCGGCAAAAATCACACGCCCTCCTGGTCGATGATGTGCCAGGTCAAGGACATGTTTTGGGAGGAAGAAGATTGCGTCATGCAGATTCATCCCCCGAAAAGTCTTTACATTTCACACCACCCTGGTTGTCTTCACCTTTGGAAACCGACCGAACCTGGCGTGAGCATCCCGTTGCCGGCGCCCATCATGGTGGGCTGGCAGTTTATCGATGGCAGATGGACCAAAGATCATCCGAGCACGCCACCGGAAGTGAAGAAGCGGCTCGACGAAATACATGGCGATTAAAAACAAAATCGGCGACCAGGAGAAATACAAGAAAAACCTGGCCGCCGATCCCGTTACTCAAAACCACAGTTCGCGATGTCAGTTCTCTCAGGTTGATATCGCGTGCGCAAGTCAAAAGAATCGCGCAATGTTCAACCCAAACCTCAAACGAGAACTTAAAAAGTGGGAAAAGCATGGAAAGGAAAGCGATACTCAAAAGCCTGGAAAACTTGTTCTGGGTAGCCAGGCAAAGAAAGTTAGTCGCCCTCCAAAAGTGGGTGGTAATCCAGTTAGCTCAGTTCTTGGCGGGGGCATCCGATGGAAGCCAGTAAACCGTGGAGCGCAAAAGATGTTCTGGAAATCGAGCTGGATTTGCCAGCCGCCACCCGATCCGGAACCCAAACCCGAAAAAGAACCCGAAAAGAAACCTAAACCAAAAAAAAGGAAATACATGAGCAAAGAAGCGAGAATGACACCAGGCACCCAACTCTCTCCAGGCATCAAAAAGGATTTCGTAAGCGAAACCGGAATTCGGATGCAAGCGGGGCCCAATGGCGAATTACAGATGAACATGGATGATGTGAAGCGCGTGATCTGTGATGAGATCTCCAGACTTCCCCAGCACAGCGCGGGGCCTGCAGTGAGAGCCGCCGAGGACGCAAGGAAGATCATGGATGAATTGCTCGATGGCATTGGCGCAAAAATGGAACGATTCAAATCAGACGCCAAACTCTACATCAATGACATCCGCCAAATTCGTTTTGCGGTGGTCAGTGAAGTGGGCAAGATCAGTAGCGAGCTTGGGGATGTCCGGAATTTCCTGATGGGCCCCGACCATGATGAGCAAGTCAAACGCCTGACCGAATTCGTCAACCTTTGCGAGCGATTGCAGGCACTCAAAGATAATGGTTTTCTGGACAGGGTGACCGACACCATGCTCCGCCTGAACCCATGACCCTTTACGAACAAGCCAAAAGCTATCTAAATGCTATCCCGCCAGCGATCTCTGGATCCGGCGGTCATGCTCAAACGCTCAATGCAGCTCGGGCCCTGGTCTGGGGGTTCGAGCTGCCTGATCATGCAGCCATGGAGCTTTTAGAGCAGTGGAACCAGATCTGCAAGCCGCCCTGGTCGATTAAGGAGCTCGAGCACAAACTGCGCGAGGCCTCCTCCGCGCCTTTCGACAAGCCTCGAGGTTACCTCCTAAAAAGGGGCCAGAAATATTCGCGGGAGACAGTGCGGCCGGTCCCGGCCTGGCGCCCTGATTTGCCTCAGATGGATTACAAGCTGGACCAGGCCGAAGAGTTGCAGCTGCCCAAGGGCAAGCGCGACGGCTTCCCCCAGCTCCTGGAGGCCTGTTTCCGGCCAGATGATGGGGTGCGCGTCATGAGTGCCCTGGATGATGAAGGCCTGGTGCGCTGTGACCCCAAAGGAGGCGTGGTCCTTTCCCGCGATGAATGGCTCAGCAAACTGGAACAGAAGGGCGGCATCAACGGACTTTACTATCGCCTGGGCGGCCCTCCGGTGGGCGTCTACCTGGGGGTCAATCCGATGAAGCAGGATGGCCGGGGACGGGATTCGGATGTGACCGATCACCGGCATGTGCTCCTGGAGTTCGACGAGATCTCGATCAAGGAACAGTGGCTCCTGATCGTGAGGAGCAACCTGCCCTGCGCGGCGGTGATCTACTCGGGCAAGAAGAGTCTGCACGCCTGGGTCAAGATCAATGCCGCAGACCGCAAGGAGTATGACGAACGGGTCAACCTGGTTTACAACCACTTCAAGCCCTACAACCCAGACCCCCACAACAAGAACCCTGGCCGGTTCTCCCGCTGCCCAGATGCCAAGCGTGGCCCGACATCGCAGATGCTCCTGGCCCTGAACATCGGTTCAGAATCCTTCACCGAATGGAGTAAGCACCTTTTGGTGCAGGGCATTGGCACCACCTATTCCATGGGCGAGGTCCTGGACTACAATCCGGATCAGGACCGGCTCACGATTGTAGGCAATAATTACCTGCGCAAGGGCGGCAGCTGCCTCCTGGTGGGGCCTTCGGGCATCGGCAAATCCAGCCTGGCGTTGCAGATCGCGATGTATTGGTCCTTGGGCCTTCCCTGTTTCGGGATGGCACCCGAGAAACCGCTCAAGATCCTCATGATCGAGGCCGAGAATGACATCGCAGATCTGCATGACATGGGGATCGGCATCGCCAATGCCATGGGACTGACGCCCGAACAGCGCGACCAGGTGATTTCAAATCTGATCATCAACCACAACTGGTCCGACACGGGTCACGATTTCATCCTGTCCATGCAACGGCAATTGGACTATTACGTGCCCGACCTGGTGATTGCGGATCCCCTTTTGTCGTTTATCGGCGATGACATCTCTAAGCAGGAGGTAGTGGGGAGGTTTTGCAGGAACTGGCTCAATCCGGTTCTGGCGGCCAACAATGTCTGTTTCATGGGCATCCATCACACCGGCAAACCGCCGGCCAGGGATCCCAAGGGCAGGAAAGCCCCCGCCAAAAGCATGAGCGAGTGGGCCTACAACATGATCGGCTCCTCCGAGCTGACCAACTGGGCTCGGGCGGTCATGATCCTCAATCCGGTCGAAGGCTGGCAGTATGAACTCCTCCTGGCCAAGCGAGGGCAGCGCGCCCAGGCCAAGCACCCCAACGGGATGGCGACCAAGAGCATCCTGCTCGAGCATTCGCGGGAGGACATCTTCTGGCTTCAGACCGATCCGCCTGAGGAGATCGCCTCGGCCACCCTCGATGATCCCAAGCCGGAAAAGGAACTGACCAAAGGCCAGAAGGCCTTAAAGGTGTCCACCTCCAACCTGCATGATTTCATCAGCCAACTGCCGCCCGAAGGCATCCGGCATAAGGAGTTGACCCAGAAGCTGAACGCTTTTGCGGCAAACAGTTTAGGCATCGATCTGGGCGAGTCGCGCTCAGGCACCACTTCCCGCGCCATCGCGATGCTGCTCGAGAACCACAAGCTCGGCAAAAATGAGGACGGCTCATACGTGAAAGGACCCAATGCGTAGATCTCTCCTTCTATACGCAACAAAATCCGATTTCCTGCAACGAAACCCCTAAAACGTGAAA